ATCAGTTACGACTGTATCTTCTAACTGTCCAGAAATATAGTCGAGTATATTAGTTTTTGAACTTTCCCAAGTGGGCTTGGCTTCTGGTTTAAATGCAAGCATCGAAGGATTAATTATAGGTAAATACTTACCATCGAGTAATTTTCCAGAATATTCTGTGACTGAGTTTACTTTGGTATAATACTTCAAAGCGTCACTCCCTACGAGTATCACCCAGTCGTACTCATCTGGATTCATTTGTATATCCACGTCTCGTTTCAATACTTTTTTGATATTTCTATCCGAACAAAGTTGATACTGATCAAACTCAATCTTGTGATCGAACTCTGTTTTAAAATCTGTTTTACTGTGTTTTGTCTCTACTAATGCGACGTTAGGCATATAATTTTCTCTTTAGTTTTAATATTTGAGATTCTGTGAGTGCTCCCGGATCTTTATCTTTGAGATGTATGTTCCGAGACGAGAGTCCAATACTCTCACACATTTCTTTTACTTTTGCTGCAGCAGACTGTCCTGCATCATCTCCATCGAAGAATATATCTAGTTGTGATACTCCTGCAATTGACAGTACAGATAGCTTCTCTTCATTTATGTTCTTTGTTCCGAAAGAACACATTGCATTTGTCAAACCTTTGTCATGTAAGTTTATCATATCAAAGATACCTTCTACAAGTATAACGCACCCGTTGAGAGGTAGAACTTGTGGAAATAAAGGCATCTTTGCACCCGCAGGTGTTATCATATATTTTGGTACTCCAGTTCCTGTATGTCTGCCATTGACCGCAACAACTTTTCCTGTAATGTCCCGAACAGGAAAGTTGATACGAGAAACAAACAAAGGATCGGCATCTGTAAATGCTTCGAATCGTTCATAAGTTTCGGGTTTTATTCCTCTCCAGTTTCCTCGATAAGGAGTTGCTTGAGAAGGAAGAGCCAAACCAGTACTTTCCGCCATCTTCTGTTTAATTAAGTTTTTAAGCTTTTCGCGTTGTAGTTGTAACTGGTTTGGCTTCTCACCAAACAATGTAAAGAGATTTCCCTTAAACTCACAGGAGAAACAGTTGAATATACCTGTTATTCGATCAATCCTCATACTAGGATTACGATCAGGATGGTCTGGATTGAGGCAACTTACCTCAAAGTCTGCACCCTTTGGAATATACGGAACATCTTGCTTAATTAATAATTCTTCTACGTTCATCTACCGATATCTTTGATGTTCTCTCTACTAATAACTTGGTAGGCTCCTTTGTTATAAGCAGGGGCTACCGTGTGACTGCTTGTATAATGTTTTGTTTTCTGTGTTTCTGCTGGGTCTGGATCACCGAGAGAAGCTGAAGGATATACTTTTCTATAGCTGTGCTTCCAATCTAATGGCTCTTGCTCTGTCATAGGTTCTACTTTCTTCCAGTGCCAGACTTGTTGTCGTCGTTTTCTTTGTGCCTTGCTACTCACTTTCCTCCCACAGGTTGTATACCGTAAGCTGCCTTGAACAATCATATATGTTCCTTGTTATTTGAGTTTTGAATAAGTATTATACTAAGATTAAGTTGAAAAGTCAAGAACTATTTTTAGATATCATTTATCTCTTCACCTGTCACATGGGATGTTGCCTCTTTCTCTTTCGGATTCATCGCTGTGTCTGGTCCGATTTTTAGAGTCTCCCAATTCATTGTTGAAGTGAAAGACTTTTCTGCGGCTGATCTCATCTTTACACAGTCGAGTGTAAGACAGGCGTCCTCTTGGCTCCAAGGATTGATTGTGTACGCTGCATCTGCAGCATCGAGTATACCTTTTGCAAACCTTGCTTCTCCACTCGCATCTGTTTGATACGGAGAGAAGATTGTAGTTTCATACTCTTGTGCCATTGCTTTCAAAGTTTTACTAACTTCTATCTGCTCTGCCCAATCATATTGACCAGCACGTGAAGGCATTGCAGAACGCTTGACTTGGTTTATGTAATCTACAATTACAATACCTACATTTCCCACTTTTACTTTCTTATCCAACTCTGCCTTTATCTTTGCGATTGTAAGAGAAGGATCATATATCACATCAATATGTTGATCTGGTTTGATGAAGTCATTTACTTTCAAATGCTCATGAAACTTATCAAAGTTGCGTTCTGTTTTATACTTTAGCAAAGACGACTGACCATTTATAAAACGATCTGCCCACCAAGCAGCAACCTTCTCCCATTCTACTACACTAAGATTCTTTGTGCGTATGCGGGAGAAAGGTACTTCGGTTGCAATGGAACAGCATCTTTGAAGTATTGATCTACTGTCCATTTCAATAGTAAAATAGATAGCAGTCTTGCCAGCTTCGTAAACAGAGTTAGCAATATT